GTAGGATCCATGACCAAGTGAGGTATAGGGAGGTGTCTATTTTCTGTTCTTTCTTAGAATGTTACAAAAATGTTCCATCTAAATTAGACAAAATGTATATTATGAAGAGTGTAGTTCCTTACTTATGTAGGAGTGCGGAGCCTAGCTTGACCGGAACGGGACAAGTGAGGATCTGTCACATGAATTAGTATGATAAAATTTAATATAGATAAATTATGAAGAAAACAACAATTAATGTTCCTGCGAACATAAGATTTATGTCGCAGTGGAAGGAATTTTCAATTCCTGACATACCCCACATCATGAATAAACAAATCCCAGGGTGTGGATTTACTGAATATTGTATTACTAACAATGAGGATGTCATCCTATGTAGTCCAAGGAAAATTCTACTACAGAATAAATTTGAGCAGCATAAGGAAGATGTATATCTAGTGGTTAATACTTACGATCAAGATCCAGGAACTGATAAGGATTTGACAAAAGAGCCGAGATTTGTAGGCGGCGGGTTTAGTATATTATATGCAGAACCAGAGGTTGTAGATGACTCAGCAGAAAGGGAGACATTCTTTAAAAGGCTAACCTATGAGATTTCTGACTACATAGATAGGAGAAGAATCGATGGTAAACCTGTCAAGATACTGGTAACATATGATTCATTTAAACTAGTAAAAGACATAGTTCAGTATCAATTTGATATCAAAGACTTTAGGATAGTGGTAGATGAGTTTCAGAGTATATTTACAGATTCCAAGTTTAAGTCAGATACTGAATTAGGTTTTATGGATAAGCTGAGGGATCTGCAAAGAGTGTGTTATGTATCAGCTACGCCAATGATCAGAAAGTATCTTGATATGTTAGATGAATTTAAAGATCTCCCATACTATGTACTCGATTGGGGTGCTCTTGATCCGGGGAGATTAAGCAAGCCAAATATTACAGTCAGAACATTAAGGGGAATATTTACAGACGCAAAGCCAATAATAGAGAGGTACCTATCAGGGAACTTTGAATTCAGGTATGTTACGGATTCTAATGGTGGGTCTAAGAGAGTAGAGTCTAGGGAAGCAGTATTTTATGTTAACTCTGTAAATAATATTACAAGTATTATTAAACGTGCAAAATTAACCCCTGAGCAAGTAAATATACTAATAGCCAGTACAACAGAAAATGAAAAGCGGATCAGAAAGAAACTTGGCAAGAAATTCGAAATTGGAAAGGTACCTCTAAGGGGAGAACCTAGAAAGATGTTCACCTTCTGTACCAGAACGGTATACCTAGGAGCTGACTTTTACTCGGATAACGCTAGGACTTTTATTATATCAGATGCCAACATTGATACATTAGCAGTTGATATAACCTTAGATCTTCCTCAAATCATGGGTAGGCAGAGGTTAAGTGAGAATCCCTGGAAGGATGAAGCAACCCTTTATTTTAAGTCCGTTACTGACAAAAATGTAAATAGTAAGGACTGCTTTGATAAAAAAATTGCAGAAAAAGATAGAGCTACTTATGGATTGATGTCTGTTCACAAGAAAGGAAACTTAGAGGAGCAGAGATTATTGTCTGATAATTTTAAGACAGTTGCTACATGTGAGCACTATAAAAAAAGTTATGTTGCTGTTAATACAGATAGTAAAGGTGAAATGTATCCAGTGTTCAATCATCTAGTTCGTATATCAGAGCTTCGCGCATTTGAGATACAACAGGTTGACTATGCTAATAGGTTTAGTGTTTTTAGCGAGGTTGATAAGGTCAGTAATATAAATAACATAACCGATGAGATAAAAAAGTTCCTAGGTGATTATGAGAAAATAGAACTTAGACCAAATAAGTTAAAGTTCTTATGTGAAAATTATAATAAATTCAGTAACTTGGATAGAAAAGCAATATTAGCTAATATACATGAAAAGAGATTTAGAGAATTTCTTACGATTCTTGGACCTAGTGTTTGTAAGTCTTGTGGATATAATGTTACTTTATTATATAAGAAGCTCGATATAATTTCATTTGATAATAAAAAATTAATTAGTCGAGTAATTTCTGAGTTTGAGGTGGGTAAGTCATATTCAAATATTGATATAAAAGAGAGAATTACTCAGATTTACAAAGAATTAGACTATAAAGGGTCTCCGAAGGCTAGCGATCTTAATAGATTTTTTAATACTAAGTCACAGAAAGTAAGAGATAATAACAATAAAAGATTAAACGGTTTAGAAATAATAAGTAAAAAGGAGGAAATACTATGATTTATCTAATACAAGGCTATGGTAAGGTGGGAAAATTACTAAAGATAGGTTATACTAATGATTTAGATTTTAGATTAAGTATGTTTAAAACAAATACTCCTGATTTTGAAGTGATATCGACTCGTGAGGGATCTTTGAATTTGAACATAAACTACAAAAGTATTTTAGCAATTTAAATTACATACAGAAGACTGGTGGTCGTGAATGGTTTATTTATGATGAGAGAATTATTAGAGAATTTGATACTGTTCAAGAAGATAATCTAATAAGTAAGGAAGATTTAATCAATAAATTGGATCCAATATTAGATATTACAAACCTAGTATCACAGAAATTAGATAATACAGTGAATTCGTATTTAAAAGACTCAAAAGGCAATAGTTCTTTTAGCAAATGCAAGATAGACGTTAATCGTTTTTGGAAATCAAACAGTAAGTTGATATTTCCTGAGAATTGTCCAGATGCCTTTGATAAAACAAAAACATCTATAATTGTTGGCAATAATTTCTATAACCTAAGCCAGTTATTTAATAATAGCACTTGTTCTGAGAGAATGAATGTGCCAGAAATTAAGATTGACCTATGCAGCAATTTACCTAATAATGATCTAGAGAAACTTGCATTTAATGAGGTCTGTTTATATTATTTAGATCGTTTTAATAAATCTGGTGAAATATACAGTAGGGAGGATTATATAAGGAAGACTTATAATGAATTCTTTTCTAAATATGATAAGATAGAAATAAGGCCTAATAAGCTAAAATTTTTATGTGAGTATTGTTCGGCAGGGAATGATATAACAGAAATATTAGAGGCTATACATGAAAAGCGATTTAGTGAGTTTGTAACTATCTTAGGTCCCGATGTATGTAGATCCTGTGGATATAATGTAACTAAGCTATATAAAAGGCTTGATATAATTTCTTTCGACCCGTCTAAGTTAAAAGAAAAAATTTTATCCGAGTTTGAGGTAGGAAATAGGTACTCTAAAGCTGATATTAAAGATAGACTTTCTAGAGTATACAAAGAACTTGATTATAAAGCTTCACCTAAGGCAAGCGATCTTAATAAGTATCTTGAGATGAAGAGCTGCATGTTATCAGAGGGAAGTAAAAGAGTTAATGGATTTAAAATACTAAATAAAAAGAACTAAAATTATGTTATATTTAATTGAAGGATACGGAAAAGTAGGAAAATTACTTAAGATAGGATATTCTCAGAGTGTAGAGGCTAGAATGGATCAGTTTAATACAAATACACCGGATTTCAAACTACTAGCTACTCGAGAAGGTGATGAGAAATTTGAAGATAAGCTTCATGAGTACTTCAAATCTTTAAGTTATAATGGTAGCTATGAATGGTTTTATTATGATGAAAAGATAATAGAGGGGTTTAAGACGCTACAAGAAGAGAATTTAATCAGCTTTGGGGAGTTAAGATCAAGAATATTATCTGAGTTTAGGGTAGGAAATTGGTACTCTGATATTTACATCAAAAGGAAGGTTTCTCAGGTATATAGGGAACTAGGTTATAAAGATTCATTCAAAGCAAACGACGATATTAATAAGTATTTTGAAACTAAACCACAGAGTAGGTTACACCCTAATGGAATGTATGTAGATGGTTTAGTAATATTAAGCAAGAAAGATCAGTAATATATCCCATAGCGAATTCTTAGTACATGTAATTAGTGCCGGATCTAATTTCTTGGCACTATTTTTTTGTACCCTATATTTTCGCTATTATCCTATTACTATTACCTTATATATGTTGTAGTATTATTTATGTTTTGTGTGTACTACTTATTATTAAATTAAATTTTGGGTTATGAAAAAGAAAAAGAAGTTATATCAGGTAGTGGATCCATTTCTTGATATTGATCTTAGTGAGCATCTAGTACCGATCAGGTTTAGTTTATTGCCTAGTGATGTAATTGATAAGATACCTAGTGATTATTTTTACAATACTCATCTTTTAGTGGGTGGTAGGTTAAAGGAGGTAACTATTATTTACATAGCGGACAGAGATGTAATTAGTAAGTATGATTATTATTCTAGTTCTGAGAGCATTGCTAGTTTCGAGGTTAATGGCTTGAGTGTAGAAGTAAGCGATTATGATATTTAATGATGGAATCGAGTCTTGTATTGAGTCTATCTACTTAGGTGAGGGTTTATCTACTCGCACTGGACTCTGTAATATTCATGTTAATCCTAGTGATGTATCTTATATAATTAATAAGACGATTGTGATTAACATGCCTGAATATTCAACCGCAAAAATCTTAGGCTTGCTTGAACGTAGGAATAGAGTAATATGTCGTGTTCAGCCTGAGGATAAATCAATTCTGGGGAGGGTTAATTTTGAGCCTTATATTATGCGGTTAAACTTAGGCATACAATGGAACGGTGAGATTCTAAGTTATCCTAGCACTGATTCAGATCCCCTTAAGTGGTTATCTAATATATCTTGTGGTGTAGGTAGTGGTCTGGATAGTATTAAGTTATTTTTTCCTAAGATCTACAACCTACCTAGTTCAATTATTTATGACAAGTATGATAATCTTAGTTGTCTTGGTTGGGCATTACATCAAGTTGGTATAAATACTGAGAAGGGATCTAAGTATGTTGATTTAGATTTACTTAAGACTTTTAAGATTTTCTAGTATGTAATTTTGTATTTCAAGGGGGCTTAGAAATCTTATTAGTGAGAGTAATTAATTAAGTCTTTTGTGTGTCTTAGTAATTACTCAACATTAAAAACTTATTTATAAATTTAACAAGAAAAAACTATGAGGGAAAATAAAATAAGTACCTCAATATCAATTTTATTAAACAAATATTTTTTAAATTTTAATTTTTATGAGTTACAACAACGTAGATTCTTTTTTAGAGAAAATTAGTGCAATGAAGCCAGTTACAAAGAAGCAAAATTTTGAAAAGAAGAGGCAGATTGAGAAAGTATTTTGCAACTTCAAGGGTAATTTTGGTAAGTATCAATTACTACCAATGAACAGTACGATATCAGATTTCCCATATGTATCATTGAGTGGTACAAGAGAGATCAGGATGCCAAGAAAGAATATGGCTGCTGATGGTTCTGAGAATGTTTATAATGCATGGATTAGATTATTACCTAAGTCAGCTTATACAATCAAGGATCCTTCATCAGGTCGTGAGGTTAGTAGTTTAACTGCTGCTGATGAGGCATTACTTGATCAGGCTTATAATGTATGGGAGCAATTGTATACTGAACTTGATGTTAAGAACAATGCAACAGACCCAACAGTCAGGGATCTAATTCGTCGCAAGAACTATACAATCTTCTGTGCATATACTCCTAACTATTGGAGTGAGGGTGACACAAGAAATCCAGCTCGTCAAATGTTCAGTGGTCTTTTTGTAATAACTGCTAAAGGATTTATGGATATCCTTAGTGAGAATATAGAAAGTACTAATATTACAGAAGGTATGACAAATACTAACTGGATTGCCGATGTATGTAATCGAGACTTAACAGGTAGAAAGGCATTTATGATGATGTCAATTGGGGCTAGTTCAAATGGTAAAGGTTTCAATATTTCGATTACTCATAAACTTAATGCAGGTGCATATCTATCAAATGTGTCAATACCAGAGGAAGATGCTAAACTTATGGAAAATCCAGTAGAAGCATTCCTTGGTTGGCAGGCTCGTAATGAAGATCCAGATGTACCATCAAGTGAGAGAAAGTTATTCAACAAGTCACTTATTCAGGAGGCTGTTGATTATATGACAGACCAATTAACTAAGATTCGTATTGCTAAGCAGACGGGTTCTAGTATAGCTGATGCAGTTAAGGCCACAAATGAGATGGTACTTAAGAATCAGAAACCTACTAACAGTATGGGTCGTGCAACAAATGATCCAGTGCTTGCAGGTATGAGTAATTCAGCTCAGGGTGGTTATGGTAACAATGCAGTGCCAAATAATCCTGGTTCAGTTATGGGTAGGAACGATAATCCTTATTCAACTCCACCAGCAGCACATTTTGATACTGTGACTGGTTCCCCAATTGGTTCTGGTGACACGAACAATCTGCCTTTTTAATTAGGCTAAACTCATAAATAGAATGAACAGAGGAGATTTAATATAAGTTTCTTCTGTTCTTTTATTTCGCTATTTTTTGGTAATGTGTAATAGTAGTAATAAGTATAAATATGCAATAATTGATAATAGTTATATACTTGCACGAAATCATTATGGTGTTAGTGCAGGAAAGAAAGCAGGTGAATATACAGTAGGGGATTTAATTCAGAGTTGTATATACACACTAAATAAAATTCCTCGTGATTTTGGTATAACTGCTGATAAATATGTATTTCTTTGTGATAAGTGGTCTCCTGATTTTGGTGGTTATTATACAACTCACTTATTAGGAGGAGCATATAAAGATAATAGAGGTGATATTGAATCTAAGAAAGGAAAAGCATCACCTAGTGACTCTTATATGACACAGGAGAAATACGACGAACTAAAAAATGATCCAGAGGTTAGTAAGGAAGATTTAGAAAAAGCATACGAACAACTATATAGTAATGAAGTACGTAGAGGTGCTAAGTATGAAATAATCAAGTGTCTTTCTTATTTTGGAGTGCCTTCATTTTTTGTGCCAGGTTGGGAATTTGATAACTTAGCGTATCTAGCAAGTAAATTATTATATGACATAGATAGTAAGCCTAGTGTCATTATAACTAAAGATTCTGACCTACTTTATTCATTATCACCTAAGATGGATTATTTCAAGATACCAACATCAAAAGGGAAACCTGAGATAAGAACATATAGTGAAGTAATCGATGAAGAATTTCCAGAGCAATTTAGAGATCAGATTAATCTATATGAGTATAAAGCTTATTGTGATTCACTTGGTTTTGGGCATAATGGAATGAGAAGTACAAGAAAGAAAGGACTGGGTAAGAATAGCATCATATCGAATATCTTAGATGGAGACATGTCAGATATAAATGATGTAGAACTATTTAAGAGACAATTCGATTCTTTTGATATTCTTAAGTACCCAGGATTAGATGAAGCTCGAGATATAATAGAGAATAAATTACCAACCTATGGAGATATCTTAGGTTATCCAGAGTGGTCAAGATTCTGTACTAAGTTTGGGATGCATAGGATAAATAACCCTAGATTCTATTCTACATTTGTTGGAAGGTTTAATAAAAAATTACTTAAAGGAGTATGTTAAAAATAAAATCACTCACTGGAGACTTATATGAATTTGATCCAGTTGATTATAAGATATACAAGAATGGAGTAGTTCAGCCTAGTTCTACTTGTGAGCCTATATTTTCTAAGAACAATAAAGAAGATGAGGCTCCTGAATTTACTGGCATCCTGTTAAAAAATAGCAATAAGATAGTTACAATGACAGGAAATATAAATGATCTAACTAATAACCCTGAAGAAATCTATTAATTATGATAGGAAGTGTATTAGGGAAATTATTTGGTAGGCAGTATACGATAGGTGAGTTAATGAAGATTGATAAGGGTCGTCAAATAAGGGCGGCTAGTTGTTCAGTTAGTCTTAGTAAAATATATCACCTAGTTAAGCCAGAGGGAGTATTGAGTAAGTTTAAGGCAATATTCAGTAAATCTCCATCTATTAAAGTTTATTATGTTATTCTAAAATTCCTAGTTAATTCAGGAAATGGAAAGAATCATGTTGTATTTATTGAACTTGATCCAGACTTTTCATTGAATAAGTGGGATGAAAACCGTGTAAAAATTTATTGTGATTGTTCAGATTTCAAGTACAGATCAGCTTATATATTGTCACATAGGAATTCATTATTCTTGACACAAAGAGCTAGTATGGAACTTGGACCAGCTGTTAGTAATGCACCAAAGAGTAAAACAAGTACAACAACTCTATGTAAACACTCATTTGCAGCACTTAATTGGTTATTGAATAATTACACAACAATAATGAGATCTATTTAAAGTTATGTCAAAAATTTTAGCAGTATCTGATGTTCATATACATGACTATCCACAACGTAACCCGAGCGAGAAGTTTAGGTTATATCAGAGTAAGGTAGTTGCAGAGAATATCATTAAAGTAGGTAGACAAGAAGGCGCAGATATTATAGTTTTTGCCGGTGATGTCTTAGAGAAAACAATTAATCGACCCTATGTACAAGCTGAAGTTAAGCAATTTCTAGATAAGATAATGCAAAATTTCAGAGAGGGTTATATAATTTGGGGTAATCATGACCAAGATAATAAAAGTATTTTTTCTGATTTTACTGATTCCTGCTTATCTGTTATGCTTCCTAATAACCTACACTATGCTGATTGTAGGGAAGTAAACATTGATGGGTTAAGGATAGGTTTTTATAATTGGAGACCTGAGTTTGACTTGTCGTGGATAGATGGTAAACTTGATGTACTATTTACCCATGCGACAATTGCTTATTCTGACACTGATAGGATCCATTCACAAGTACTAGATGAAACTAAATTTGACTTAGCTATTTGTGGTGATATACATAGACCAGCTCAGATGGGAAAATATGTATCTATTGGTATTCCTCAGAGATGTAAGATGTCTGATAGTGATAAGAGTACAGGTGTTATTCTGGATTGTAGTAATAAACAATTCAAGTGGGTAAACTTAAACCCGGATGATAACTTGATGAAATTTGACTATACAACAGACCGAGACTTAGAGGGTTGGAATGAGAAAACAGGAACATACTTAGTATACAAGCCAGATAGTATTAACATAGGTGGTTCTGTTACTAACGTTAATGTACCGGCTTGGGAAGAAATAGATAACTTAATCGGTGGTGTAATTACATCTAATAACTTACAGCAGATACATGGTGAAATTTTAAAGAACATAAAAGATATTGAATCTAAGGAAGTAGATTTTAATTTTGTCATTACTAGATTTTACTGTAAGAACTGGAGAAGTATTGATGAAACTGAATTATTCCTGGCCGATCTTGATAAAATACTAGTAACAGGCCCTAATGGTTCTGGTAAGAGTAGTTTATTGACCGCCCTTAAGTATGCATTCATTGAGAACAGAAATATTAAGGAGTTTATTCAGTTTGGTACAAAAGAGTGTATGACAGAGGTAGACTTCTTATATCAAGGTAATAACTATAGAATTACTAGAGGCTGTATCTTAAAAGGTAAGAGTGGTGCAGGTTATACTAAGTTCTATATAAACGGTGAAGAGCAGAAGTCTAATAATAAAGCAGACCTAGATAATGAAATACATCTTAGGTTTCCATTTATTGATTATATGGATGTTTACTTCTTTGATTCAAGTCACCCTAAGCTCATTGGTTGTATAACACCTGAGAGAAAATCTGAAATAGTGTCTAAGTTCTATAAGATGGATAAGATAGATGCTTACCATGAAACTGCAGAACTAGCATATAAACAGGTTACTCAGGAAGCTCTTAAGTGGAGAGAAGAAGTTGATAAGGGGACAGAACTCGTTAAATACCTAGATAGTAGACTTAGTGTGATTAATCTACCTGAACTTAGTAGAGATGACTTAGTGAGGAAAAAGTCTGAGGGAATTGAATTACAGAGGGCATGGAAATCTTATAATGACTACATAGCGATAACTGCTAATCAACAAGCTCAGAAAGAAATGCTAACTAAACAACTACAAGAACAAGAACAGAGAGTAGTTAATTTCAGAGATCAAGACTTAATAAAAACAGAAATGGAACAAATTAAGTCTGCACAAGATAAATTAACAGACCAAATAAATGCACTTGTTCAGGTTAAGTCAGAAGGTAAGAGATTATATTTTGAGCTTAAGGACATCGATAATAAAAAAGTTTGTCCTAGTTGTGGTCAGACTCTAAATAATGGAGAGCACATGGAGAAACATAAGGCTGAACTTAATAATAGAATACAAGAATTATTAAGTCAACAGTCAAACCTATATGATCAGTTTACTAGTACATTCCAAGGTATAACTAAGGAAGAGATTGATGGTGGCTGTAAAACGATCCTTGAGTCATACAGAAAAGACTTAGCTGATCGAATGGTAGAGATCAATACTATCAATCAAGTAATTAATGAAATACAAGGTCTAAAAAATAGATTAGATCAGCTTAACTCTCAGATTCTCTCAATGGGACCTGTACCTGATAAAGTAGATTTGCCACAAGGATTCATGGAAATTATGGCACAGATTGAATCAGATCTTAGTACATGGGATCAATACTCAGGTCTTATGTCAGATAGGAGCAATGCATTATCTAAAATTCAAGACTGTCAGAAAGAACTTGATAGAATTAGTAATAGTGCAGCAGAATTAGAGCGTTATATTGGTATTACTGGTCCAACTGGTAAGATTTATGAAGAGATTATGACAAGACTAGCTACGCAGTTTACAGATAATAGAGTTAAGTACGAAGTTATTAGAACAAGGCGTGGTAAAATTGAACACTTAGATCTTGGTTCACACTACGTTAATGATGGCGGAAATGAAGTAAGCTATGAGAATTGTAGTGATGGACAAAAAACAATCTTAGATATTAATTTCTTATCAAAAGTAGTAACAAGAATGGGTCTACTAGTAATGGATGAATTCTTGAAACACTTAGATGCAGGGAATCATGAGATCTGTATAGAACTACTTAGTCAGATGAACATTGGGTGTATCTTGCTTTGTAGTCATATGGAATCAGTACCGGCATTTAATAATAAGTCGATCCAGCTCAGCCTTAATGAGAGTGGAATGACTAAGTTGATATGTAAGTAATAATGAGTGAGAGATGATTTATATTAGGTCATCTCTTAACTTTTTTCTTCCTCCCTATAATTATGAAGTATGCCAATTATAAGGTCGAATATAAAAGTCTAGGGAAAGTACCAAACAAGATTATCAAGTACTAATAAACAGACTAAATTTAACGACCTGAATTTTGGCATCTTATATTCAATTAAGCCAGAAAAAGAGAAGTTAATGTTAGATAAATATCCCCTCCGTTTAATATGCCTTATAAGTGTATGAAGAAAATGTATTTATTAAATGCATTTTCTCTACAGATGTTGAAGGATTTTCCTTGCAATGTCACTATAGAAGAAGTCAATGAACTACCTGACGGTTTAGAGTCAGCAGTAGGACATCAGGACACAGCTAACGTCTTAGGTGTGGCTTGTAACAGGGTTAATGTAGCACTCGAGAAGGGTGACACATGCTATGTTGCACAGTTATAGGGCGGTAGACTTCCTGAGGGTTCAACTACTCTACCTGATGGGTTTAAGTTTAAGTTTCTCAAGGTGACAATTGGATAGTCTGAGAGAAAATGCGCAAAATTGAATAAGATTCGGAGGTTTTTATTATGATCCCTTGGCAACAGAACGATCGTAATAGGAAGGTTAACAGTAAAAAGTTCCTTCCTATTTTTTTTTCGTTCCAAACACAAATTGCAAAAAAACATTGCGAAAAAATTGCATAAAAAGTTAAGCTGCACAATTTTCTTACCCGAACAAAAAAGGGTAAGCTAGGCCCCGCACTTGCCCTGAATGAAATTACTTCTGAATTGACGGAATGAAATGAAGTGGAGCGAGAGCGGAACGGGAATTGAATGAGGAAACAGAAGAAGTTCCATCAAAGAAAGAGATAGTGAAATAAATAGTAAAATAGATACCTCAAATCGCTTCGCTCCTTCGGCATCACTATTTATTTCACTAAAGGACTACGTCCCAAGGAGAATTGAAGAAGATTATATAGTTTTTATCTCGCGAATTTTTGAGATTCTACGGAGCGGAGCGAAGTATGAATCGATAAAATGAGAAAACTGAGTTATACTTCTTTTAACATTTTTTAATAGTCGGAAATAAGGGCGGAACTGCATCTCGGAGCGATAGCGGAGAGTGTAGTGGAGAAATTATTGGAGACATAATATATGTACAATTTTTTTGAAGCAAAAAATATACTTAGATATTATATTCATTTAGGTGATTTATAATGTACAAATTTGTATATTTTTACTTATAGAAATCTTATAAATAGATAGCTTAGTTTATCTAAGCGAGTGTGGTACCTAGCTTTCAGCGATGGGACCATATCTCAAAAAGATTAAATAATTGTTAATAAACTTTAATTAATGAAGAAAGAAAAAATAGAAGTACCTGAGAAAATTAGGTACATGAGTGAATGGAAGGGTTACAGTATTTTCAACTTCCCTCACATCCTGAACAAACAAATACCGGGATGTGGATTTACTGAATACTGTATTACAAATGAAGAGGACGTAATACTATGTAGTCCTCGAAAGATTCTCTTACAAAACAAGTATGATCAGCACAAAGAAGATGTATACCTTGTAGTAAATGAATACGATAGTGATCCTGGAACAGATAAGGACTTGACCAAATTTTCCAGAAACTATGCAAATGAAGTACTTAAAGAGGAGGAACCAATTAGTGAAGAGGATAAGAACAACTTTTTCAATGATCTTACTTTTAAAATCAGTACTTATATCAAGGATTGTAGGTTAGAAAATAAACCAGTTAAGATCTTGGTTACTTACGATTCATTTAGGATTGTAAAGGATATTTTACTACATCAAGGAGAATTATGGAAGTATAGAGTAATAATAGATGAGTTTCAGAGCATCTTTACTGATTCCAAGTTCAAGTCTGATACTGAACTCCAATTTGTTAGTACAGTACAGGGAATTCAGAGGGTATGTTATGTCAGTGCAACTCCTATGATTGACAAGTATCTTGATATGTTAGAGGAATTCAAAGATCTTCCTTATTATGAACTAGATTGGGAGACATTAGATCCAGGTCGTATTAATAAACCAAAACTAACTGTTAATGGTCTTGTTTCAGTCTATACAGAGGTTGGTCCAATTATCAAGTCTTATCTAGAGGAAAACTTCGATCATAGATTTGTGCAGCTAGAGAATGGTGAAGTAAAGAGAGTAGAATCCAAGGAAGCTGTATTCTATGTCAACTCAGTCAATAACATCACAAGTATTATTAAACGTGCAAAACTAGGACCAGAACAGGTTAATATTCTGGTAGCTAATACACAGGATAATGCAAAGAAGATAAAGAAAAGACTAGGTGCCAAATATAAGATAGGCACAGTTCCTTTGAGAAATGAACCCCGTAAGATGTTTACTTTCTGTACACGAACTGTATACCTTGGAGCGGACTTTTATTCGGATAATGCAAAATCTTATGTAGTAAGTGATGCTAATATTGATACTCTTGCAGTCGACATTACTTTAGACTTACCTCAGATACTAGGTAGACAGAGATTAAAAGAAAATCCATGGAGAAATGAAGCAACTCTATTCTTTAAACCAATTAAGTTTGCAAGTAGTTCTGATTCATTTGAAAAGAGACTAGAGGGAAAGATAAAGAAGTCAGAAAATCTCCTTACAGTGTTTGATGAATCTAGGGATGTACTTAGAGGTGATTTGTCGGAGAAGTTTCAAGACTCTGCCAAACTACTAAACTATAAGAAGGATTTTGTAGCTGTTAATAGAGCAAAAATTGATGGAGATACTAAGCTTATCCCAGTCTTTAATAACTTAGTAATGGTAGCAGAGATGAGGGCTTATGAAATACAACAGGTAGACTATGCAAATCGTTTTACTGTTTTCAACGAGCTAGGTAATATTAGTACGGTTGAAGATAAGGATGTACTTGAGAAATTCTTTAAAGAGTACGAACAAGTAAAAGGTAGGGAGAAGAAGTTACAGTTTATCTGTGATTACTACTTTGCAGGGAATAGTATTAGAAATATTGTAGACCTAGTAACAGAAAAGAGATTTAAAGAATACTTAACTATTCTAGGTCCAGAGAAGTGTAAGTCCGTGTGGTATAAAACATCTGAGCTCGATAAAAAATTAAATATTATTAGTTTTGAAGGAGATAAGATATTCGAGGGAATTAATAAAGAGTTTAACGTGGGAGAGTCTTATACCAATACCTATATTAAGGCTAAGTTATCTGAGGTTTATAAGAGGATTGGTTACAAAGCTACTGCAAAGGCTAATGATCTAAGCAATTATTATGAAACTAAGGATTGTTTGTTGAAAGAGAATAATAAAAGAGTCCACGGCCTAAAAATACTAAGTAAGAAAGAGAGATAAGTACTTGACCAGCAAATAAATAAGGAGGAATGACAGTATGTTCGTTCCTTAATTTTTCTTCCCTTCCAACTATACATTTTTGCAGTCCAGCTGATTTTATTGCCTTATAAGTAGCAATAATTAAAAATTTGTATGGAGAGAGTTAAAATTTTCTATGGTATGAGTGGGGCACTTAAAAGCTCCACAATTGATTCTATAGATGAAAAAATGAATTATAGTATGCCAATTATGAGGTCGAGTATTAAAGTCTGGAAAAAATACCAAACAGGAATATCGGTATTTAGAGAACAGACTATACCTAACGACCTGAATTTTGGCATCTTACATCTAATTAAGCTAGAGGAATTTTTAGAAGACAATGTATATTATGAGAAAGCAATCATTGAGCGAGGTATAACAGATCACTTATTTTATCATATCAGCAAAGGTAATGATATATTGGAAGAGCAGATCAAAGAAGTAGTTAATGAGGAGCTTGAACTTTTTAATAGGGATTGTATAGAGGTTGAGAAAATTCTACTAGTACAAGAAGATAGAGATTTTGTAAGAGATGTGGTTCTGAGTAATAAGTATAGATCAAGTTGTTTCAGTGATGTCGATGATTATATGAGACAGCAAGACCTATATGTGAAATTTACTCAAGAGCACAATGATATTTTTGAGGTAATTAAAATAAAAAATGCCAAGGATTATATAGAAAATAATCTTGGTATGGAATTTAAAAACTAAAAACTATATGATTAGAGCAGTAGAACCATTAGTGTCAGGGAAGAAAGAAAAAATCTATGTATTCTTAGGAGGTCCAATACAAGGAGCACCAGGTTGGCATGAACAAGTACCAGATCTAGGTAGTGATGTTGAATTAATATGCCCAAAGAGAAGTAGTCTTGTTAAAAACCTAAGTAATAGATGTCGGAGTTGATGCACATAATTACAAGCCTTTTAGTATTGATGACATTAAGTTCTTCATAAATGCGCTAATCAAAGGTTATTATGACAAGGAGGTATTTGTTCAATAAACTATATCTCCTAATACAAGAAAATCTATAATAAATTAACTAAAATGGAAATCGAAAAAATCATAGTCAGAAAAAAGAGAGCGGGACTGACAGAAGGCTTTAACAGGGAAAAAATTCATGCAGCTATTAGAAAAAGTGCAGATAGAGTATTATATGACTTAACTAATAAAGATTGCATGAAGGTCAGTGATGCAGTACTTGATAGAATTACTGAACCCGAAATCACTGTCAGAAAATTACATAAGCTGGTTGAAGTTTCGCTTGATGAATGTGGTTTTAATAAAGTTGCGGAGTCTTATAGGCAGTATCGAAATTATAAAATCGATGCTCAAAAGATTATGGAAGCAGTAGATGCAAAAACCCTAGAACTATCATACAAAGCAGATAAGTCTAATGCGAATTGTGATAGCTCCCTTGTATCTACGAAAAGAAGTTTAATCTATGGAGAACAACAAAAGGAACGCTATAGGAGAGCATTCCTAAATGAAATGGAAAGAGAAGCACTATCTGATGGTTATATATATGCACATGACCAATCAGCTAGACTTGATACCACGAATTGTTTCAGACGAGATACTAAATTTATTACTAGTGTAGGTGTTAAGTCTTTCTACGATTTCTCAGATGGTGATGAGATAACGGTTCTAACACCTTATGGTAATTGGAAAAAGGCAGTTGTTAGAAGTTATGGATGGCAGAGATTAAATGAAGTAGTGTTAGGTAGAGGTGGAAGATTAAAAAGAACTGTCTACTGTACTGGAAACCATAGGTGGATACTAGAAGATAACACTACTACCACTAACCTGAAAGTAGGAGATTACCTACTTAAAATGCCCGACGTAACAGAGTTTGATTGGAATGATCTCAGTCTAAGAGAGAAGAAATTATGGTGTTGGGGTTTTGCACTTGGTGATGGAACAAGTCACAAAGATGGTTATAACGACATTACCACTGTACGACTTTGTGGACACAAAATAAAGGATTTTTCACAGAGATTTATTGATTGTGGATATAATGTAACAGAGAGTGGTATAAAAGAAAAGATTACAGTAGCTTATATCAGAGATTTTGGGCACTGTAAAGAAATCCCTTGGTTATATTTTACCAAACCTGAGGATATCCAATATTATATAAATGGTTTAATGTGCGCTGATGGGGCAAAAATACCAGGCACTACATTAAAGTTTAATGGGATTCAAGCAACTGGTGAGGAAATAAATAAACATCTTTATGATTTATTAAATATTGCTGGATATTTTGTAACCTCTACTAAAGACTTAACAGGGCAGGTTACTAATTTTGGGGTTAGAAAAAAGGAGACTAAGGACTACAGAGTAAGCTCTAGTTATAATAGAAATTGGAGGGTTAGGTCAATTACTCCATCTTATTTGAATAATAAAGCCCAAGTTTGGTGCCTTGAGGTAGAAGATGATCATTCTTTTGTACTAGAGGGTGGTATACCCACCGGTAATTGCTCTTTGTTTGACTTAGGTAATTTACTTAAGGGTGGTTTTATGCTATCTAATACAGAATACAATGAGCCACAATCACTACAAGCTGCTATTTCTGTCACAGCTGATATACTTAGTGTAATTGCAGGTAATCAGTATGGAGGATTAACAGCTCCAGAGATTGATACAGTACTTGCTCCTTATGCAGAGAAGTCATATAAGTTCTATTCAAATCAGTATAAAGAGCTAATAGAAGATGCAGGTGGTGTAGTTGATCCAATTAAACAAGAAGAGTATGCAGTAAGTAGGGTGAAAAGAGAAGCAGAGACAGGTTTTCAGCAGATTGAAATGAGTAGTGGATCTGTTGCAAGTTGTCGTGGAGATTTTCCGTCAACTAAATAAAAAGGGCGGCCTTAGGTAGTAATACTTAAGTGAAAAAGACAGTGAACCTATAGATATAGGGTGTTTTATAGAAAATATAAAGCTAACGGTAAGAGTGAAAAAAAATAAGCTCTCTAAGAAAGCCTAAGGTCCTGAAAAGGATAGCTGGTAATACCGTGCCAAGCTATGAATTAATTTTCATAGAAGGTGTAACGACTATTCCGTGAGGAAGTAGGGTTTATGTGAAATTCATATTCCCGAAGCGCTGTCTAACCTTGAAATTTGTAGAGGTTAATGATATAGTCTAAACTAGTATGAAAGTATTAGAATTATTGTCTTATCTTTCTCATTTGGTCATGATAAAACTAAGTGGGGAAGTTTAATTGCATCAACCATTATGAAAGTTAGAAAAGGTGGTCAAGGAAAGCCAGGGAGTAAAGTTCCTGTTGTATTCCCTAAACTAATTTTCTTATACGATTCAGACTTACATGGAGAAGGTAAAGAGCTTGAGTGGTTATTTGATGAAGCAATCGACTGTACTAAAGTTGCACAGTATCCAGATTACTTAAGCCTTGATCAAACAGCTGAAGGAGAAGTACCAAACTATGTAGGAGATGTATTTCATAAGTGGGGAAAAATTGTAAGTCCAATGGGTAAGCAGGTGTCTACAGCCCATTTAAAATCTTTTGAACTGTTTCTCGCGGGTGTAAGAGTAAAAAATCTTGCTAACGGTTAGGTCCTATTATAGGATGAGACCGTGCTAAGCTATTGTTTAATTAGTGAACAGTAGAAAGTGTATCGACTATCCCTGATGAGTGTAAGGGAGTAGATCTAGAGATGAGAACTAGACCGAAGCGGAAGACTATTACGATTAATCATGTAATAGATGATATAGTCAGTGCCTTAGGTAACTAGGGAATAAATGTGTAGAGCATTCTTGAGTCCTTGTTTTAAGAATTCAGGTACACCTACGCCTCAAGATGATAATGACGAGATGATGATATATAGATGTAACTTGGGTGTTATATCATTAAACTTACCAATGATTTATCAGAAGTCAGTTGAAGAAGATAAAGACTGGTATGATACATTAGATCATTATATTGAAATTGCAAAAAATATCAGTGTTAGAACTTATAAATATCTAAGCAACTTAAGAGCCTCTAGCAATCCTCTTGTATTCTGTGAAGGTGGATACGATGGAGGTAATTTAAATCCAGATGATAAGATTGAGCCAGTTCTTAAGTATTCAACTATCTCATTTGGTTATGGCGGTCTTCATGAATTATCTATGTTAGCAACTGGAAAATCACACCACGCAGACGAAAGTGAATTTGCATTGAAGACACTAGAGCATATTTCAAAGAAGGCGGATGAGTTTAAGAAAAGAACTGGTATTTTATTTGCTGTGTACGGTAAAAGAGCGTGCCGTACTAAAACTATCAAACCTACTAAAGGGTGTGTTGCATTTTTATAAGTGTAATGCTAACGGGGAAGGCTAAGTTACAAGAGTGTAATATGTTAATCCCGTGCCTAGTTATATATTAATTAGCGTGTAGAGATCATCGAAAAGGTATCAATAAAATTTATAGCTTATTTTATTGAGAGTAACTGAGTAGAGTAGGGAATGAGATTAGTACATTCCCGAAGTGGATAGAACTTATTAGCAGTAAGTTAAGATATGATCCGGTACTAGTAGAAATATTAGTAGTGTCACGACGCCAGGTGAATCTCTTCTCCCATTGTTTAACGAGAAATTCATCAACAAGTATGGTGAGAAGAAGGGTATAATTACAAAGGGTGGTTACTTGACAAATAGTTTCCACTTGAATGTTAGAGAAGATATTAATCCAATTGAGAAGATGAATGCGGAATCTAAGTTCTGGAATTACTCAAATGGAGGTAAAATCTCACATATTAAAATTAACTCCCTTGATAACACAGAGGGTATTAAATCTTTGATTAGATATGGTATGTCTAAGGGTTTATATCTAGGAGTTAATCACCAAGCAGATTATTGTGTATCTTGCGGTCATCATTTTATAGGTGATGATAAGGTAGATAATTGTACATGTCCTGTTTGTGGTAGTGATGATATAGTGAAAGTTAGGAGAATGAATGGATATTTAAGCTATACGAGAACTAGAACAGGTGATGTCAGATTTAATGAAGGCAAGATGAAAGAAATTGGTGAACGAGTTAATATGTAAAAAAAATTAGAGAGGAAATAAAATAGATGAAAATAATAGAGACTTACCATGCTGATTTATTAAATGGAACAGGTCTTAGAGAGGTATTATTCTTTTCAGGCTGTACTCATCATTGTCCAGGTTGTTTTAATCAATTTACTTGGGACCCTGATGTAGACCAAGCACATGAATTTGAAGAGGATGACTACCAAGAATTACTAAAGAATCTCAGGAAACCTTATATAGCTGGGGTTACTCTTAGTGGTGGAGATCCTATGTCAGTTTGGAATAAAAAATATGTCTTAGAGCTTGTTAAGAGACTAAAGACTGACCTACCAAACAAGACAATATGGGTTTACACTGGATATACAATAGATCAAATAAAGCAAGATGCAGATGAGAAATTAGAAATCTTGGACTACATTGATGTATTGTGTGATGGTTTGTATATTGAATCTAAGAAATCTCCTCTTAAGCCTTGGGTTGGTAGTGAGAATCAGAGAGTAATAGATGTAAAGGAATCAATTAAGCAGGACAAAGTTATATTATATGAAAAATAACATAATTCTCGTTGAGGGAGTAGTTGGTGTAGGAAAAACTTCTTTATCTAGGATACTTAGCAGTAAATTAGGTTTTTCATTATTTGAGGAGCCAGTTGTTGATAATCCATTCCTAGCTGATTTCTACAAAGATCCAAGTAGGTGGTCATTTGCAACACAGATCTATTTTCTGACTCAACGATTTAAAGCTATGTGTCAGGCAGGAAGTATGGGCAGAGATTGCATATTAGACCGCAGCATCTTAGGTGATTCAATATTTGCAAGATTATTAGCCGAGAGGGAGAATAAGATGACATTGCAAGAGTATAACACCTACTTAGAGCTGGTAGGTAGTATGCAAGAATTTAGCCCAAAACCTACTGCCTTAATCTATCTTAGGTCTGAAAATATAGAGTCAATACTAAAGAAGATAAATAAACGTGGCAGAGACTATGAGCTTAATGTTGACTTAGGATATTGGAAGAACTTGGGCGAATACTATAAGGAGGTTTTTGATTCTTACTGTGATTGTCCAAAACTAGTAATAGATGCGGATAATATAGATTTTGTAGAGAACTTAGAGGATAGAAATAATATTATAGAAAAGATAAAAAAGTTCTATAGTAGTATTTAAAAATATTGAGTGGGGTAGGGATATAATTCTCTATCTCACTTTTCTTTTTCCTTATGAGTAGAGAAAAAATAAATAAAATGAATGGATGTTTTTTAGAAGATGGAAAATATTATAAAAGTAAAGATTACGTAATAATATCAAAGGGTAGGTTTTGTTACACTGACAACTTTCCTTGGTACTATAAGATGTTTGATAGAGATATTACAAGAATTATAGACCTAAGTGAAGAAGAAGATTATTGCATTGATCAGTACATGGTAGGAAATAGCTGGGAACCTTGTAATGCAGAAGAGATAAAAAGAGTTAATGAATTGTTACTCAAACATAATTTAGGATTCTCTAGCTCACATACTGTAGGTGATCTTGTTACAATGGATAACTTTAGACGGGGTAGTATAATAGAGTCTGTTGAACATAAGAATCTTATCGTTGTTCTTGATAGTATTGATAAAAATTTTATTTATTATCAAGCTAAGTTAACATTGGAGTCTTTTGAAATTAAGAAAGGAAAATTTAGTAGATTCGATTATAAGGACTGGGTTATACTAGGTAGTGATTTAGAGGCACACCCACTTATGAGTCACTTACTAAATCAGAGTGGTTATAAATCAGAAGAAGGGAATTTAGTAAAGTTATACTATTATATATTATTAGATGAGGAGAATCCTAGAATATACTCTACAACAGACTATCCTACTTCTTTTGGAAATAATAGTAATATTAGAATTTATTCAACCTATAAAGATGCTCAGAAAGATTTGTATATTATCTTAGATAGAAATAAACGAGGGGAAGATTTTATTAACAGGATGAAAAACTCTAGGGCAGATAAATTTTACTACCTAGATGAAAACTTAGCAATTAAATCTTGTGTTTATGATGACAGCAATAGGGAGTTTTTATCAAAGCAAGTTTGTAAGTTTAATGCATTCCTCTCAGAAATTGAAGCAAGAGATTTTAGGAGATTTTTAAAAGAGAATTCTAAAGTTAATAATAAACTAAATAATGAATTTAAGTAAGATATGAGTAAAATTATTGGTTATTTTTTAGAGAGAAATAAATTTTATGAGTGTGATGATTATGTAATACTAGCAAAAGGCAGTATTGTTCCCGGAGAAGCAGCAAGTAATAGTGGATACCCTGGATATATAGCATTATTTTCTAAAGATGAAAAGGGCAATATTAATCATGTTACAAAGTTTAGTGGTGACTTAGACTCTGATAAATATTGTAATCAAGCTATCTGGCAGCCTTGCATTCATTACAATATAGTAAAGGCAAAAGAGATCCTACTAAAAGAGAAAGGTCTTATATTAACTAGGGAAGGCAAATTATCTCTAACTATAGATCTGGGTAGGATAGGTAGGTCTGATATAATTAGTGCCCATTCTACTAAAGAGGATATAAATTTAACATTAATAGTCGACAAAGTAACGAAGAAAGATATATACTATTGTGCAAAACTAGAGCCTAATGAGTTTAAGATAGAGTCTGGTAAAATTAGCAGAGACAAGTATGAGTTATGGACCAAAGCTAGTAATCGTGAGGTGGATCAACTAAAGTATTTATTATCTCTTCGAAACTTCACAATATCAAGCAATAAATTAGTGAAGGTTTTTTATTACATAGATAATACGTTAAGAATTTTCTCTATCCCAGAAAACAATAACAGATTTAATGTAATAGAAAAAAAGTATGAAATGTTTAGAACAATAGAGGATGCTAGAAATGAGGCTAGTAAAATACGAGTTAATAATAGTAGAATTTCTGACTTCAAACAAAACTTAAGAATATTAGGTAAGGATTGTTATTATAAGATAGGAACTTGTAATGAGACAGTAGAAGTAAAACTTGAAGATAGTGATTGTTTTAATGAAATATTACTACAGGACCTAAAAGATCATAATGCATTTCTTACTTGGGCAGAGGCAGAAGATTTCTTAGTCTGGGCAAAATCTAAGTTTGAATAAAATAATAGTTGGAGTTGGACTATGTCAGAAATTATAGAAAAGGTAATAAAGTACTTAGATAATAAGTATGGAGCATCTCAGACAGAATTCCCAGAGATAGATGTAATTGATAAAGAGACTGTTATATCATTTTGGAAGTGTGGAGCTATCGTGATGCACAGGAATGATGTATACGATGTACGAAATTTTAATGGACACTGGTTAGAAAATGATAAGAAATATAATCAGCATAGTATAGAGTTGGAAGATTCTAGATCTAATGCTTATCAGTGTTTAATAAATTACTTAAAAGAACACGGTTATCCAAGATATACTACAGTACATGTTGATGAGTTTGGAAGATATATGAGTATGGATGATGAATGTGGTTATTCTTTAGTTGAAAGTAACCCAGATAACTTAAAACAGCTACCTTTACCCTACTGTGATTTAATTATTCAAGAGAGTGATATCAATATAAAGACTAATTCATTTAATATTGTAGATAAACCTAGAAGAGAGTTTTGTATTTATAATGGTGCAGTAATAAGTTTTATTGCTCCGAGTAAATATAAGCATTTGTTTCCAGTAACAGGAAAATTACGTAACTATACAATAATTACTAAATATAATACCTGTAAATATATACTTACGTTTAGTGGATGTACTATCTCAAAAGTATCTGAATTTAATAAGACACATTCATATTTTGAGTTTAATGCACCAGTCAGATTTTTAGAAGGTTATTAATAATTAATATAAATGAAGGTATAAAAATTAATTAGCAAGACGGAATTATCTGCCTTGCTTTCTTTTTCCTTATATCTGATATGAATAAAGTATATATAGTAATATCATATTTTAACGAAGTAGATCTATATGGAGGAGAGATTCAGAAAATATTTAATAAGAAATCTGACGCCGATGATTACTGTAAAGAGATTGATAGTAAGTTATCAAGTAAAGACAGTTATGAGGGATCTAAAGTTGAAGAATATACAGTAGAGTAATATGAATAAAGTTTATTTAGTCTGTTATTTCAGAGGTGATAGTGGTGAAAGATATAAAGTTGTAGATAGAATCTTTGACAATAGAGATTCTGCTGATAAATACACAAAGGAACTGGATAAGAGGCATGAAGATTTACCAAAGATTGCAGAACAAGTTGACTCGCTCTTAAACACTCTTTATGATGATAACCCAGAGTATAAAGTCCTTGAGAAACAGCAAGAGATTGAGATAGAAAGACTTAATATCTGCTATAAGGGACAAAAAAGAACCTCTGATGAATATTTTTCAAAGAGAGATGAAATAAATAATTGGTACTATGAGCATTATAAAGTTCTTGATGATAAGATAGATCAAGAAATAATTAAGAGGCTTAATATAGATGAAGAAACACTGTATGATGCTAAGAGTTATTGTATTTATGAAGAATATAGTGGCGCATTTATTGAAGAGTGGGAAGTTTATAATTAGTTTAATATGAAAAGAAAAGTTTATATAGTATTTTACTCTACAGGCAGTTATGAAGACTTTTGTGAAAATATTGCTGGAGTTTTTGATAACGAAAAGTCTGCTATGAAGTGCTCTAAGGAACTTGATAATAAGTGGAAAGAGAATACTAAAATTGTAGAGAAGATTCATCAAGTTAGGGATGAACTTTTTGATGAAATAGAACTAAAATACCTAGCACTAGATAAGCAGAAAGAAAACCTGCTAGACGAACTTGAAAGTAAGTATCAAAATAAAAAATCACAAGAATACTTACTAGGTAAAGAGGAAATAGAGAGTAAGATGAATCACTTATATGAAGAAGTCGAAAAGTCAATCGAGGTTAGTATAATGGAGAAACTCGGTATTACTGAGTCTGTTTTCTATGAAGCTAAAAAGTTTGATATCTATGATGAATATAATGGATCTCATGTTGAACCATATGAACTTAAGAGCTAATGGCAACTAAATATAGACTGATTACTATCTGGAAACAAGGAGATAAATTAGAGGGAGAATTTACTAGTAGACAAGATGCTGTAGATAGAAAGAAATATATTGATCACAAATACTGTTTTGACGTCACAAAAGAGTTTGAAGATAAATATTGGGATCTTCTCGGTGAGTTCTTAGATGAAACTAATAAAGAAAATCTTAGTTTTGAAGTATCTACAGACTTACAGTATAAGTGGATTGTAGAAAACTCTGGATATCCTGAGGAAGATATTAGAAATTATGAAAACTATCTAGCAATTAATTATACTTATTTTGGCTCTAGGATAGAAGAATTTATAGAGGATGATGACTGAAAAATTCCCTATCGTTATCAAGGTATCTTATACAGGCCCACATAAGAGATATAATGAAACCAAAAATTATAGGATTATATCTAACTATTGTAAAGAAGATATAATTAGGTCTTATATGAAAGTTTCAAATAAGTTAAAGTTAGATTTTATCTCTTTAACTATGAACGGTTATGGGATTATCAGAAATCAGAGTGCAATAGAGAAATTATATAGACTAGGTTTAATAAAGAATAGTGATATAATAATTCAAGGGATCGGAGAAAATAAAATTAATACTGTTTTCTTATCTAGATCACAGCACCTAAGAATATTATTTTCCCTTATTAAGTTAGACCTGAAAGATTTAAAATTGAAAAGAGTTAGTAAGTAATTATTAACTCTTATTTTTCTTTTCCTCCTGTATGTAGATGAAATGTATAAAACTGTATCTACTATAAATCTGGTGCCTTAATTATGATAAATAAAAAAAAGCTTATGAAAAAATTAATTACACTATTCTTATTATTCTTTTACCTAGTTCCATCAATTGGGCAGGACTTCAGTAGTATTGATTTTACAAAGTATACTATTCTAGGTAATGGAAACTATACTTCAAAAAATAATATTGAAATTCTGGCAGATGAAAGAGACTTGCCTGATACTAGGATCGAACTTAATTTCTACCTAAGCAAGGATTATTTTAGTCCGCCTACTGTAGAACTTGGTCTTTTTCTATATGACCTAGGTGAAACTAAATTGGATAAGTTTACAGGTTTTAGATTAAATTATAAAAGGCCTAATGGAAAAATATACGGCATTGAATCTAAAAGCCTAGAACAAAGGGATATTTTCGATAATAGCTTAGATAGTGATAGTAAGTCAGTAGTTTTCTTCATTAGACTTACAAAATCAGAACTATTAAGCTTAGCTAGAGGAAATGTTCAAGCAGAGGATTTTATATTATTCAGAGGACGAAGAGGTAGAAGGCCTAACTATTCAAGAATTAAGATAGTAGAAATCTTAAATGTTGACAATGTAAGAGAGGAAATTACAGAGCAATCTAGATTATTTCTGAAACTATATAATTTTTGGGAAGACTTAGATAGAAGAGGTTATAGAAGAATAAGAAGATGAAAAATTGAAGAGATAGATTAATTTCTACCTCTTCTTTTCTTTCAGTTCCTTAGATGATCTTTTATGATATTAGATACTAATTTCCCATCTACCATCGGATATTTCTCCTGTACCTTAGTTAGTATAGGTTTTATATCTCTCATACTTAGTTTATCACCTAGTTCATTACAAAGTTCGTCGATATATTTAGTAACTACACTCTCATCAACTTGCTCTGGAAGAAGTGAACATATCAATTCTAGTTCTTGTTCCTCTTCTCCTACTAGGTCTTCTCTTCCACCTTTCTTGAACTCTTCTACTGCTTGTTCATATTGGTTTTTCATTCTCTTCAGTATTTTCAACTGCTCAACATTATCTAGTTTAGTTCCAGAATGTTCTACCTTTGAGAATTCTGATTTAATAAGTTGGAGTGTTTTTAAGGCAATCTTATTACCTTCTTTTCTTGCATTACTAATTAATTCATCTACGTTGATCATAAGTTCTATTAATTTTAATTTATAACATAATTAAGGTACTTGTGTCTTAGAACCTCTCAAAATCTTATATATGTAGGGGCTCATAGTTCAATGGATAGAACACGATTCTTCTAAAATTGCGATCCAGGTTCGATTCCTGGTGGGCCTACAAAATAAAAGTAGTAGAACATTTATTGTCTACTACTAATTTTTTTTACTTATATCAAATTCAAAAACTTATCTTTTCCTTCATCACTACTAAGTCTCCAAGCATCATGAATTTTCCACTTAGGTCTATCAATGAAAATACTAGGTGATTCTTTGCTTTCTACTTTTACTATTTCTTTGTATATTAGTCTTCCATATTTCTCACCTTCTGCGTAATTCTTCGCCCAATTAACTCCTTTCTCTTCCATCATCTTATCTAATATTTTCTCTGATGTCAGCCCTATTAATTGCTTGTGACTAAAGAGCGATTGTGCAGCCTGATTAATAGAATTTCTTACACAATCATTCTGGCGGAACAAGAACCACGCAAACATTTCATTTTTGTTAGGAACTTGCCATGCTTTAGAATCGAACTGGACAGGCTCATACGCTCTTATTATTTCAAGCATATGTTCAGGGCTTATTTTAGAGAGGTCGTATTGCAGGTTAAGTTTATTAAATATACCTGTTGCGATACTAGGGATAATAGATAAGAGCTTTGTCATTCTATATCCAAAGAAAGACTCTGCTTCTGGATTATCAAAATCAGATAGAACCAAAGATATTTCATCAGATTGAACAAAAGCTAATTTACACCCTTGAACTTTTTCACATAGACCTTTAGCAGTCTCATTCATAATATTAATGAAGTCAGAATCAAATGGTAAGTTAAACTTTTTCTTAATGAACTTACTAAATGATCTGCCATCTAACATAATCAAAGTATAAAGACCAGGAATAAGTTTAGTCTCCTGTAAGTCTCTATAATAATAACATTTTTCTTTAAGTGTATTGAATCTCATAACATAAATAAGGTTTCACAATGTCCCTATTAAATCCTTAGTTATGTAGAAGGCCCCATAGTTCAATGGATAGAACAATAGTTTCCTAAACTATAAATCCAGGTTCGAATCCTGGTGGGGTCACTTTATTTTTCACCTGGACTCTGTATTATAAAGCCCTTAGTGCCTTATAAGTGTAATATAGATTTAAAAATTCGTCCACAAAAGTGGTTTATTGACAGAGGGAGCTTGTAAAAGGGCTCCCACATGTTTTTTTATTTTTCCGTTTAGAATGTACATATGTGCCTTATATATGTAATAAAGAATATTAACAATAAAAAAAAATAAAATCATGAAAAAGATATTAACTATTATTGTACTTATGATAATGAGTATAATAAACATGAATGCTCAAGTAAGCATTTCTAAAATAGGTAGAACCGTAATAGGTACTACTCAATATGTAAGATTAGGTACTGGTCTAAATAATTCGATCAGTATATACGCTAGGTTCAAAATAATAGATAGACCTGGCTACGATTCAGAATTGCGTTTGGAGATAAAATATTATGCTTCTCCAAAAGCTATAAAAGCGGGATTTACTAGTCCTGCTAAAGTTAAAGGATTTGCGTTTTTCTATAACGACAGATCTAACAGAAACTACTTCTTAGAGGATAAGAATTCTGGAAGTAGTAATGTAAATAATAATTCCGTCGTAAATAGTTGTAATATTATAGGCGGATTTGTTATGAATTTAGGGGATGTAATATTTCCCAAAGCGATTATCCTCTACTCTTGGAACAGTAAAACCAAGGGATTAGAGCCCGATCCGAGCTTGATCTTGGATTTTAATAATAAGGGAAAATACTTGCTAATAAAGCAAGCAAAGTATTTAGAAGCTTATATGAGAGCGACTAACTACTAAATAAAAACAGAAAATAGAAGAGATTCCAATGTGTTTCTCTTTTATTTTTTTTT